TCCGACCTGGTGTTCTACGCGTCGCGCGCCGGGGCGGAGGTGACCGCGCTGCTGCCGCGCGACACTGCCGGGCACGTGGTGTTTCTGCACGGCGGGGATGTGGAGGGCAACCCGGTGGAGGTGTGGCCGGTGCGGGTCGCCTCGACGTCCAGGGCGGTCACGGTGGACAGTGAGTCCGCGCGGATCGTCGTGCAGTTCGTGGTCACCTCTACGCCGGCGCAGGATGTGCCGGCGCCGGGCGGGTCGTGATGGCCACGCCCAACATCGAGCTGCTGTACGGCGGGGCGTGGCACGACGTAACCGGCGACTTCCTGCGTGAGGACGCGACCGCCGGCGGCGGCATCACTGTGGAGCGGGGTGCGTCCAGCGAGGCGTCCTCGACTGAGCCCGGCGTCTGCTCGCTGACGGTGAACAACGGCGTGTCCCGCGTGAATCCGGCGGTGTCGGGCCGCTACTCCCCCCGCAACCCGCGTTCGGACCTGCACGGCCTGATCGGCAGGAACACCCCGATCCGCGTCGGGGTCGACGGCCTGGTCGACAGCTTCGCCCGCACCGTGGCCGACGGGTGGGGCACGACTGATACGGGCCTGGCGTGGGCACTGAACGGCACCGCCACCAACTATGACGTCGCCGGCGGGGTCGGGACGATCGTCTCCACCGGCAGCGGCGCGGTACCCGCGGCCACCGTGGGGCAGTTCGGCGACGCGGACGTGCTCGCCCGGTTCTCCGTCTCCGCACTGAACGCGGCGCTGCAGTTCGGGATCGTCACGCACTGGCAGGACGACAACAACCACTACCGGTTCGTCGTCGACCTGTTCAGCACCGACAAACTGCGCATGACCAAGTTCGTCGGCGGCATCCAGATCACATCGTCGGCGTGGGACACCACCGACGGCGTGCCCACCATCGCCACCGACACCTGGTACTGGATGCGGGTGTCCGTGGCCAAAGCCGACGGGCTGCTGCGAGCCAAACTGTGGGCAGACGCAGACCCCGAACCGGCCGGCTGGATGCTGTCCAACTTCGACACCGACCCGTTCTCGGCCGGTACGCTGCCCAGGATCGGCGCCGTCGGCGTCATCGCCGCGTTCGGCAGCGGCGCGACCGTCTCCGTCGACGACTTCCGCGCCGACAACTGGCGCTTCCACGGAGAGATCCCGGCGTGGCCGGCGCGGCGGGACGTATCCGACCGGGACCGGTGGGCACCCATAGAGGCGGCGGGGATCCTGCGGCGCCTCGGGACGGGCAGCGCCGCCCGGCCGGTGGCGTCGGTGATCCGGCGGGAGGCCATGGCGGCGACCTACGACCCGGTGCGTGTCTGCTACTGGCCGTGCGAGGACGAGTCGCAAGCGGCCTCGTTGGCATCGGCGCTATCCGGCGGCGCCCCGATGGGCGTCAAGGGCGAGTGGGAGCCGGCTGCATACAGCGGCTTCGGCGCGTCGGCTCCGCTGCCGGTGCTCGGCGTCGGCGGCAACGCGACCGGCGCGGTGCCCGCCCACGCGGCTGGCGCCGAGTTCTACCGTGGCCTGTTCGCCGTCCCCGCCGGCGGCGCAACCAACGGGGCCAGCCTGCTGGGAATGCGGTTCGTTGGCGGCACCGTCGGCCGGGCCGAGGTGACCTACGGGTCCGGAGGCACCCTGCAACTGCGGTTCGAGGATCACGACGGGGCGGAAATCAACGCCACGTCAGCGTTCGGGTTCGCGGTCAACGGCACCCAGTTCCTGATGTCGCTGGAGCTGGTGCAGGACGGCGCCGACGTGGACTGGCTTCTGTTCGCCCGCAAGGTCAGCCTGGACGGCACGGTCGAGGGCGGCGGACTGGAAACCGGCACCTTCACCAGCCGAACCCTGGGCTCGCTGATCCGGATCGGCATCGGCAAGACGGGCGGCCTGGATGGTGTGGCGTTCGGGCATCAGATGCTCGGCACAGCCCAGAATTTCGTGTTCGACCATTTCCTGGGGTCGACACCATGGCTCGGGGCGTGGGCCGGCGAGTCGGCCGGCCGCCGCGTGGAGCGGCTCTGCGCGGAGCGGGGTGTGGAGTTCGCCGGCGTCGGCGACCTGGACGACTGCCAGCCGGTAGGCCCGCAGCGAATCGCCTCGTTCCTGGAGCTGCTCGCCGACGCCGCCCGCGTCGACTTCGGGATCGTCTACGAGCCGCGCCAGTTCTTCGGCCTGGGCTACCGCACCGGCCGGTCGCTGTACAACCAGACGCCTGTGGTGCTCGACTACTCGGCCAGGCAGGTGGCGCCGGCGCTGGAGCCGATGCCCGACGACTTGGGTCTGGTCAACGATTTCACGGCGCACCGCCGCGACGGGTCCAGCGCCCGGTACGTGAAAGTCACTGGGCCGAACAACGCCAACGAGCCGGCCGCCGACCCCGACGGGATCGGTCCGGTGGAGGGCGAGGACACGTTCGACGCCGTGTCCGACGTGGCCCTGCCCAGCCTGGCCGCGTGGACGGTGTATCTGGGCACGGTCGACGAGGACCGCGTACCCGCCATCTCGGTGAACATGGCCAACCCGGCGGTGTCGGGCAACACGGCGCTGGCCACGGCGGTGCTGGCCGCCGACGTCGGGGACCTGCTGGCCGTGACGCACCCGCCGGATGATCTGCCACCGGAGGACATCCGGCAGATCGTGCGGGGCTACACCGAGAGCATCGACCAGTCCGTGCACGCGATCACGGTCAACGGGTCGCCGGCCGCACCGTTCGAGGTCGGGGAGGTGGCGGCGGCGGACGGCTCCCACGACGTGCGGGGCCAGGCCGTCGACACCGACCACTCCACCCTCGCCGCCGGTGTCGACACCGATGACACGACCCTGTCCGTGGCCACCGACCTGGCCGGCAGCCCAATCCGGTCACTGTGGACCACCGACCCGGACGACGTCGACGACACGCTGCACGGCGGGCCGCTGCTGATCCGCATCGGTGGGGAGGTCTTGGAAGTGACCAGCATCAGCGGGGCGAGCTCGCCGCAGACCTTCGCCGTCGTCCGCGGCCACAACGGTCTGGCGACGGCCCACGACGCCGGCGACCCGGTGCACGTGGCATTCCCTGCGGTGATTGGAATCTGAGATGACAGCACCGTTCGCGCCCGGCATGCGCATGACCGAAGAGCGCCTCAACGTGGGGCAGATGATCGGCCGCTGTGTGGCGATTCTGCGCCGCCAGGCGGCGCAGACCATTGCCAGCACCACCACCTCGCCGGGTGCTGCCCTGTCGTGGGACGACGTGGGCCTGGACGTGCTGAGCGGGTTCTCCGGCGGGGCCCCGACCCGGTGGACTCCCACCGTGGCCGGGTTGTACCGGTTCGACGGGGCGATCGCCTACGCGAGCACAACGGCGGGAACCCGCCGCGGTGGGGCGTGGTCGCTGAACGGGGCCACCACCTCCATCAGCAGCCGCACGGTGTACGGCATGGCCACCACCGTCCCGTCGGTGGCGACCAGCGTGACCATGCGCCCGTTCGTGGTGCAGCTCAACGGATCGAGCGACTACGTCGAGCTGCTGGCGTGGCAGAGCTCCGGCGGGAACCTGGACACGGTGTCCACTGACTCGTACCAGCCGACAATGATCGCCACCTACGTTGGGCCGCCGTGATGCGTGCGCTGTGGCTGGCCGATGTGCTGCGCGCCGGCGGCCTGGTCGTGGTCGAGCACGATGGGTGGAAGACACGCGGCTGGCAGCCGTGGGAGCCGCGGTACGGGATCGTGCACGCCACGGCGGCGCCGCGCACCCAGTCCGATGCTGACCAGGTCCGCATCGTCCGCGACGGCCGCACCGGGCTGCAGGGCCCGATCGCGAACCTGTGCGTGGACCGGCAGGGTCGCTGGCACGTGCTGGCATCCGGCGGCTGCAACACCGCCCTGGCCGGCTGGGCCGGCCCGGCGGCCGGGCTGGGAAACACGCACCTGCTCGGTGTCGAGGCGTGCAACGACAACGGCTTGCACCAGCCCGCCGAGGCGTGGCCGCCGGTGCAGTACGAGGCGTACGCCCGCGGGTGGGCGGTGATCTGCCGCGAGCTGGGCTGGACAGCTGACCGGCTGATCGGTCACCGGGAGCACCAGCCGTACCCGCCGCCGGCGTGGACGACGAGCACGAAGAGCGACCCGACGTTCAGCATGAGCGGGTTCCGGTCCCGGGTCGCCGCCCTGATCCGGGAGGATGACATGCCCTACAGCGACTGGTCCCAAGCCGACAAGGACGCCCTGGCGCGGGATATCTGGGGCCGTAAGAACCCGACGACGGGTCAGTCCTACGCGACGTTGCTGCGGACCCGGGCCGGCCGCGACTCGGTCGCCGAGGTCGGCGCCCGCGTCGCCGCGCTGGAGGCCGCGTTCACCGGGGCGGATCCGCAGACCGCGGTCCGGGCCGAGCTGGAGCGTGCGGCCGAGCTGGAGCGCGCGGAACGGGCGCTGGAGGCGGCGGCCGAGCGCGCCGAGCGTGCCGCCGAGTGGGAGCAGCTCGCCCAGCTGCTCGCGCCGGCGCTGGCCGACCGGCTCGTCGGCCAGGTGCAGGACCTGACCGCAGGCCAGCTGCGCGACGCGGTCGGCCTGGCGCTGCGGGAGGTCCTCGGCAGCCTCGACGGGCCGCCCGGCGTGGGCTAGCCCTGTGCTGCTGCCGCTCGTCGTGCCGGATCCCGACACGGTGACCCTGACGTGGCCGGTCGTCGCCGGCGGCATCCTGGCCGTCCTGTCGATTCTCGCCTTGTTGGCCGGGTTCCTGGCCTGGCTGTGGCGTCGGGTGCTGCTGCCCACTCTGCGCCGCGAGGTCGGGACGCCGGCCAGGCAGGCGGCGCATCAGACCAAGACCTCCAACGGCAAGACCGCCGGTGAGTTCATCGAGCAGACCAGCGAGGACCTGGTCAGCCTGCGCCGTGAGCTGAGCACGCTGGTCTCTTGGGCCATGAACAACCGGGACCTGGCCACCCGGGCGATGGGCGAAGCGCAGGAGGCCCGACGGCTGGCCGAGCGGGCGCTGGACCAGGTCGCCGCACACCTGAC